TACCCGCAGTTGAATCATCCCAAGTAATTGTATCTGTTTGTGTTGTTGCTCCATGTTGATCAGCATCATCTATATAAATTTGTGTAACACTTGAATATGTGCCATTATTAAAAGATATTTCTCCAGCTCCTGGATCGGCATCACTTGTGCCACTATCAAACTTATAATAATATCCAGCAGATACCCCGTCTTCACCACTTGGGGTAAAAGATAAAAAGACTTTATCATCATTAGCTAAACTTCCAGCGCCATCAATAAAAGCTAAAGGAATTTTTGTATAACCTGAAGCATCAGTTACAGCTCCAGTTACACGGTAAACATTCCATACACCAAGATCTGTTGATTTGTGAACTCTTACTCTTCCTCTGTTTGTTGGATTAGCTGATACATCATCAAAGGATTGTACCCATGCTGATACATCAGTTTCATTATATTCTAAATCATCAACATATAAAATTGTTGCTGATGCTGGTGAAGAATTATTAAATCGAAGATACCCTCCTCCTGGATCAGAGTCAGTTGTTGTTGTTGAATATTGGAATAAAGCACTATCACCGCCTGCTGGATTAAAATCAGATAAAACAGTTAAGTCACCTGAACTATCAAATCCAACAGCTTTATTTGCTCTCTCTGTTGCTGATGTTGTAAAAGTAGAAGAAGTAATTGTATTTGTTCTCGATACCTTAAAGGATCTATCCATTTCTTCTTGTAAATCCTGTGCAATAATCGTTAGCTTATCAAGAGCAGCTTCATGCGTTTCGGCTGGGAAAGGATCATTAGCAACATAGTCGGTTGTTTGTGTCTGTGTTGTTGATCGTCTTAAAACCAATGTTGTTCCACTAGCTGGAGCAGTTACCATTGTTACTGTTCCACCAGAGCTATTTCCAACACCTGATATGCTATAATTAGTTGAACCAGTACCTTCTGATTTTACTGTTTCTACTCCAGCACTAGATCGTTCAATAACTTGAATATCAGAAGATGTTGGAATAAAAAAAGTATAGGCAAAGGCTGTGGTTGAGCCGTTTCCACTATAGGAATTTTTTGTCGTTGTTGACGAAATTGTCATCTTATCCTTGTTGTTTGGGGAAATAAAAAAAACTAACCGACATTATTGGGTTAGTTTATCCTTATTTCATATATTAATTGTCAATAGTGTTCAATATTTTTTTAATTTAATTGTGGTGGTCTATCAGGTAATAATTCATCAGGTTTCCACCAATACCCTGATCCTTTTTCTCGTAATTTTCTTTTATGTCTTTTTTTGTTCTTATAATGGTTATCATTAAGCCATAAACTTAATTGATCATGTAAATATCGTTGTAATAATAATTTTGTGTACCAAGTTTTAGGAAACCAGTTGCGAATAAATTGTGATACTCTTCCACCATAATTTATCTTATCATCGCTAAATGCTGATTGCCATAAAGCAGCACCCGTTAATCCCCATACATCAGCAAAAAGTGATGCGATTGGTCCACTTGCTAGTAATCCAAATGATCGTCTATCAGATGCAGCAAATAGTATATCACCGTATGGTCCAAATGTACCGCCTCGCAGTAAAGCCTGAAACCAAAATTCTTTTTTAGAAGGATCTTGTGGATCTTTCCCATATAGAATATCTTGGAGCATCATGTGTGTTGCACCCGCAACCGTCATTCCTCCTAATAAATAAGCCGTCCATCTTACTTTGGAAAAACCCGTTGGCGGTAATGTCCAAGCTCTTGCAAGATTATGTATAACAGCATTAATAGGAAAACTTTTAAACATAAAAGCAGATAAACCTACTTCGTGTAATAAATTGCCTCGTTGTAATTTTGAACCATAAGCTGATGCACGCAAAGAATTAATAATAACAGCATGATCTTGTTCAGTAAAAACCATGTTCATTAATTTATGTGAAACAGTTGTTGCAACTTTAGGATCAATATCGGTTCTATTAGCGATTGCTTTTGGATCAATAAATTTTAATTTATTATCAAAACTTGTCATTTCTGTTTTTCTAATAATATCCCAATCTTCTTTTGTAATACCATATTGATCTAACATGCGTTTAAATTTACTCCACTTATTAAATCCTTTGGCTTTTAAAGAAATTTCATTATAAGAAAATTTTGCATACGAACCAATACCATCTTCACTTAATAAATATTTTCCAACACCATCTCTTGCCTTTTGTGTAAAACGAGTAATAGCACCAGCTCGAAGTAAAGTTGTTGAATACGCTTGTGCCATTCCAGGTGTTTCTATTTCATCAACAAATCTATGTAATGACATATTATTTTGAATTAAATCATCCACTAATAATTTTAAAAACATTGTTTGTTTGCTTGCTTTTTTACCCGTGAATTGTTCTTTAAGACTTCTACGAATAGCTTTAAAAGGATTTAATCCACGCAACGCTGCTTGTTGAAATGTTGTTGCTAAATCTCCTACAAGAATAACTGGACCAGATGCACCAAGTAAAGTTCCTGTTGCAAAATGCCTTGCTGCTCCAAATATTCCCGCAATAAAATTATTTTCTTGCTGATAGGCTTTACCTGTAAATAAATCATATAATGTATCTGCTTTGGTAATTTTATTAGCTGTTCTCTCTAATTCTGTTCGTAATCGAATACCTTTTCTTTTAATTAGTCGTTGTTGTTTTGCTTTATCACTAATAGCTTTTTTAAGATAATTTCGTGTTGAAACGGGTTTTGGACCAAATATTTCTGTTTCCGCAATAGCTCTCGCAATCATATCTAAATGTTGATAAATACCAACAACAGGATCAGTACCCATTTTAGTATTATATTCCATATAAGATTTTGCATTTTTAAAAACTAAAAAACGGCTTTCTTTAAATTTGGCTAATCCTGTTTTTTTACCAGCACCTAATCCATCATTTAATATTTGGTATAATGCTTTTGTTAATGCTTGATCAAAAACTTCTTCAGGTAATAAATCAAAAGTTTTTCCTGACTCATTATCAATCATTTTTGTTTTATCAAGAAGAGGTTTAATTAAACTTACCCATTCCCCGTCTTTTAATTTTCCAATAGCTCTTGAATTATGAGATTGTGGTAAATGCCAATTTGGATCTTTATTAACTAAAACACCATTTTTTGCCAGCATGACTCTTGCTTTTTCAAAAACTTCACTTAATGATTTTGACATTATTTCTGCACCTTTATTTCCTGTGGAACTTGGAGAAAATAATTCTTCCACTAGAGATTGCGGTGTAGCTTTTTTCCATTTCATAATTAATGGATTAGCATAGTGAATAATTAAATCAGAAATTTCTTTTGTAAAATCGGTATATATATCTCGTTGACGAATTTCTAAATTTTTAACAATAAGAGGACCTTCTGTTTTGCCGTGCAAAGCAACAAAACCTTCTGCCATATCAATATCACCTTTATTGTTTTTATAGTTAGAAATAACTTCTTCTAATTCTTTTTGTTTAACAACTTGGATTGTATCTTCGATTGCTTTTTGTTTTACTTTTTTCTTTTCATTTAAAAAAGTTCTCTGACTTGCTGCTTTTGTTGCTTCTGCTTTAGATAAAGTTTTACTAAATTCTTCCAAGTTATCATCAAATTGTTTAAGTAAATCCTGTTTTTTAGTATCATTAATAATACCCGCTTTTGCTGCTTTAATTATACAATCTCTTAAACTCATTGTAATCCTTCACATTTAGTCAGTTCATCAATCATTTTTTTATCTTTTTTAATATCATCCATAACTTGTTTTGCTGTCATTGTTGTACTACCTTCTTCATCTAATCTGGTAATCTCAAACTTATCATTATTTTTAATTCCTTTTTCTTCAAAGAAACGGGATAATTCATCAAAAGCATCATCAGCTTGATTGTCTAAAAATCTCTCATCTAAATCACTATATTTTTTTAAATCATTTTTAGAAACTTTATTTTTAATATTATTTAAGGCAATATCCACATCTTCATTTGACATACCCCTAACATTAACATTGTTTTCCTGAAGTAATTGTATTTCTGCATCAATTTCACGAACAGCAGCATCAAAGTCAGCAATCTTTATTTGATCGCTCTCTCTTACAGGATTTTCAGAAATTAGATCTAAAACATCATTAATACTCAAATCATCGGGTTGTCCTGGTTTAGCTGGTGGCAACCAACCATCTTCTCTTGCTCTTATTAATAAATCATCTAAAGAATAACCACCTTTTTTTGTATAACCAAAAGTTGATTTATCTAAAATACTTTTAACATCACCAATATTACCATCATCTGATTTAATTTTATTTTTTTTTAACCATTGTAAAAAAGTTTGTGTTTTTGGCTCGGGAGGATAATCCAAACGACTTGGTATTTTTTCTTCTTGTAATAAACTTTTTTTATCTTTTTCAAGAATTTTTAATTGTTTTTTTAATTCTCTTAATTTTTTTTCTGTTCTTAAAAATTCTGGTATATCTAATAAATCCTCTTCTACATTTAATTTATTATTTAATTCATCAATAGTAGCTTTTATATTATTAATATCATTATTAATTCGATCAGCCGTAACAATTTCATCCTTTAAAGGAGTATTTATATCTTGCGGTGTTAATTCAATCGTTTCATCATTATCTAATTGGTTGCGTGCTTGGTTGTAATGGTCATTGTGTAATCGTTGACCATTAGGATCTTGAACATAAGGATTGCCATTATTTTCTAAAACCCATTGTTCATAATGATCTACCGCTCGTTGTACTTTAGGATTAGATCGAATTTCATCGGGTAATCCTTGAATAATATCGTATAAAACAGATGGTGGAGCTAAATCTAAATTTTGACCTAATGATTTTGATAAATCAGCTTGATCAATAAGTTTATTTAATTCTTTACCAATAAATTTTTGAGGAAAAAATTTACTATTAATAAATTGATCGGTTGATTGAACAGTATATTTAACACCTTTGTAAGTGTATTTTGCACCCACAGGTAATGCACGAAAAGCCAACATACCTGTTGGTCCAAGAACAACACCACCAGCCGTTGCCATAGCGACATTGCGAATAGAATCATCTAAATTATAATCTAATCCCATTTCTTGTTTGTATGGTAAAACTTTTGCCTCCACGGCTGTCATTCTTCCCGCTTCTAATAATCCTTCCATCGCAGCTACTTTTAATCCACCAAGAGCAAGATTAGAAGGAACAGAATAAGCAAAGGAAAGAGGTAAACTAGATAAAACAAAAGGATCAGTAAAATAAGTTTTCATTCCTGATACTAAAGGTGCACCCCATTTTTCCGTAAAACCACGGGATGCCATTGCCATTTGAGATATTT